ACTACCATTATACGCAAAATATCAAACAAAACTTGTGCGTACACGCACAACTTCGATGTGATAATTGATTAACTTTACCAAAAAACCCGCCGAAGCGGGTTTTTTGATTGTATTTAATTTACTCGACAATGAATAAATTGTTAAATCTATCTTCTGCTTCTTGATCTGTGATATCGTCGATAACCTCTGGCTCTTCTATATGTAGAGCTAGGAATCCTGCCATAGTTATTGTTTCTGCTTCAGCATCTAATGAGCTAATCCACTCTTTCATAAACTGTTTTGGTAGACAGAAGTAAAAACGTTTTCTTATTTGCTTTTGTTGCTTGTACCAGGGTTGAGCAGAAACATACTTTATATAACTAAACACAAATTCGTACGGAAGGGAAATGCCCTCTTCGTTCTCAGTTGCGGTATTCCAATATACCTTAAATTTGTCTGTTAGGTTGTCAGCCATATTTTTTAAAGGAACAGTCCTACAGCACCCCGGACTACTATTTCTAGTAATGTCATATTCACAATACCCAAAGTAATCAGTACTTCCGCTAGACGGATTAGATGTAAAGTAAAAACTAGGTTGCGGATTTGGATTTAGTTCGTATACAAAACTACATTTTTTTAATGCTATATTTCTAAAATAGAATCGTGTTACTTTACGTTGCTGAATTGGTTTATAATTTTTGTCATCTGCAAAAATTGATAAATCTTTGACTACTGTTTTAACTTCGTTTATATAATCTGCAATTTGTTCTAATTTAGACTGTACTTTAACAGGGTCTTTACTGCTAAGAATTTTCAAATGGAATTTTTTATTGTGCGTTAAATCTGTAGCCAATGACGCCGCAGTAACGGGATTACTAAAAATCCTAACCAATCTATTCTTAAATTCTGTTTGAGATTCACCAGGCGAACTAATTAGAAAACTTTCTGCAGGAACTGACCCTAAGTAAGTTTTTTTAAAAATTTGCTGAAATGGGATATCTGGTGATAATAGTTGTAATACTTCATCCACTGGCTCTTCTACTCCATTATGTAGAGTATTGTAGTTAGTAGTGTCGCCACCAATCTGCATACTAAGTACAATCAGTCCTTGTGCTACATTATCAAACTTGGATGGATCTACGTCGAACACTGCTACAATTTTAAAATACTTTTTTAAGAAGTTTTTAAATTGTAGATAAAATTTAGAATCGTTAGTAACTAGACTTTTTGGAATAACATAATGGATCCCGCCAGTATAGTTATTGGTAATCATAATGTCTGCCGTTTTTATAATAAAGAAAACAGCTTCTTCTCTAATACCAGTAACTTCATACTTGTGTGCTAGTGCTTTTACATATTTTTTATGTGTAGTTAAACTGTATGCAGGGCTTCTAAAAGGAACATTGCCAATAAAAGATACACTCTTATTTTCAAAAACTAATTCTTTATCAATGTCATAAAAATTAGAATGGTACAGATCCAAATTAGGAAATCGGTCAACTCCCTTGTCGTACCATTCTTGATCAAGCTCAACTCCCACAATTTTTTTGTCAGGATACATTTCGATCATAGGTTCAATGAACCCGCAGCCCCCGAAACTAGGTTCAATTACAATATCAGAGTCAACTTTTATATTACCCAGAATTTCTTTAACAAGATCCACGGGTGTAAAAAATTGTCCTAACTGATATTTTTTTGATTGTATATTTTTTTCTTCTAGCATTTTATATTTAGTACACCAAGTTTTCGTATTTAGATAAATCGTATTTAGATAAATCTGTAAGGAATGGAGTTTCCCATGTGATGTCTAATAAGAACAAATCATGGAATTTTTCCGGTCTACTAATTTGTCCTTCTGTAGTGTGTCCTCGGTGTTGTGATTGTAACGGTATCATACCTTTAGTGAAATTATCAGCACCCGCGGTGGTTGAGATTAGGTGATAAGGAACCCAGTAATGCACAGCACCGTTGCCGAACACCGCAGAAAACAATCCGTAGTCAGCTTTGTCTGGATGTATCTGTTGAAAAGTGCCGCCACCGATATAATTATAACCTTTAGTAGCAAGCGGATTCTTTACAAGTTTCTTAGTACGTGCGCCTGCTTCTAGAGCATATCCTCTTTTTTCAATTGCTTTTGTAGAGTCACCTTTGGCTATTACAGTATATTTGATTTCCACACGGGCTCCCCGTAAATTTTGCAATTTAACAACAGCAGAGTCTAAAGTGGCATCATGGGTTTCGTCTTGCTTTTCTAATAGCCCAGATGATGCACGTATTTTATCTTCCCATATATCACCTTTACGTTTAGATGAAATGGGAGCTTGTACAGGATAATACATTGCGTCAGGTAATCCATAAAACTCAGTCCACCGTGTTCGGTCTTGTGTTGACTGCAACAATCTGTATTCTTCAGTAGTTAAGTTTTTGATGTTATCGGAAATCATTTTAGTCTTTCTAGATGTGGCCGCTTGTTTAGCGTATGTGTTTATTATACCGTCAATAGTGCCAAATGTCAAGTACAAAACAAAAAGAAAACCCGCCGAAGCGGGTTCCGAGTTTCTGTTACGAGGTATGTCTTACCCTAAGCTGAGTTTAGGCAGCTAATGCGAACTTTGAGTCGTTTGCGGTTACTTTTTTGTGTCTTCGACCGGGAGACCCCAATCCTAACGGCTTCTACATTGCCGAGCTGTCCACTCTGTTACTCTTTGCCCAATCGATCCTGTGTCAGGCCCATCAGAAAAACACTTATGTCTTGTTAAACCTTTACCTGGTGCCCAACTAAATCTATTAAAACAACTTGGGCACAATGCGGTGTACTTCATAAATATCCTTTTGGTGGACCTGGCGGGCACTGCCCCCGCGTCTTGAACTTATTTCTCATCGCTTCATACAGCAATAACTTATATTTAACTACATTTTAACAGTTAAGTCAATGTCTTCTTGTTGCTTTTGGACTTCTTTCATAGGACGAATAGGTTCTAACCAGGAATCTGGAATGTAGGCCTTTGGAGTATCTCCGTACATATTACTCAATCCAAATTCTGTGGCTATCCACCAAAAGTGATCTGTAATAGCAGCCTTGCAGGCAATTCCCTTAAACTGAAATTCCTCACCTTGCGTAAAATGTCCCACATACTCATCCACCAACACAGTTTTGCCTATGTTGGTAGGCCGTATGCTCATGATAATTTTGGCAAGATCGCCTTGTTCACATTTCATTTTGTTTCATCAATCTAGTGTGTAAGATCATATTCTCAGTGACCAGTTTAGTGATAGTGGCCAGCATGATTAATCTATCCGCATCTGTAATTGTTTCTTTGTCAAACTGTTCTAGAATACTAGAGCCTATCATTCGCATGGTCTGCTCTTGGCCTTTGGAAAATACTCCCCAGTCAAACGGGTCGCCTTCTTCGTGTGCAAAAGCAATATCCACAAGTTCATCAAGAGTTATTTTAGCCATGCTATTTTTTCTCCTGTTTCTTTTCTTCGATCATATTCTTCTGGGGTACTGGGATATCTCCAGGCCCATACAGCTACGAGAGCCATAAAGATACCTGTATAGATAACACCACGCAATGGCACTGTCCCAATACTCATTAAGATCAAACTCAACGACATCATGCCAATCATAAGATATTTCATCTTTTGTGGAAATACACGTTTCTCTGACCAATTGCGTAGGAAAGGTCCAAACAGCTTGTGATTCATAATCCAGTTATGCATACGTTCTGAACTTCTTGCAAAACAAAAAGCACTTGCAACCACAAAGGGACTATAAGGAATACCCGGAGTTATAACTCCAATGTATGCCATTACTAGGCAAAGACAGCCTAGAACAAAAAAGAACGCTTTTTTTAATTTAATCATATTATTTAATTAGCAAAGACATTTGACGACCCAGTCAATGGGTCGCCACAGGTGCAGGCATCTCCCTGACGGTTAACTGGTTTGTTCCCAGCAAACACATTCCCACTTGCAGCCTGTGTTTTAGGACCACCATGTTCACCACTGCCATGACCTTCTACTGATGCAGCAGTTACGGATATAGGAGCATTATTGACTATTACCGAAGGAACCAGTGCTTCAATAACTAGCCCCCCACAGTTGTCTACATTGACTCTTGCTACGCCTGGCATACTATTAGGCCAACGCAATGCCAGTAGTTGATTCAAGAAATTGTTTGGCAAACTGTGAATCTGTTGCTTCGGCTACAGTAACAGTTGATTTTTGTAGTTTAACTTCAGTATCCGGATTGACTGTAAACAGGTAAGGCATTAAACCTGGACCTTTTGGCCCCATACCAATTACTTGCGGATTTTTTAGTTTATAATAAACTGCACCGTCTTCTACTAACTTGGCAACAATTTCTTCACCACTTGTGAGTTTAAGAGTGATTACTTCGCCTGCTGATACGCCTTTATTAATTAACATTTTATACCTTTTCTAAATGTGCTTTAAGTTCTGTAAATCCACCAATCAGTTCTTCGCCGATAAAAATCTGCGGAACTGTTCGTGCTGTTGGAACAGCTTCCAATAGTTCTTCTCGAGTATATCCGTCTCCAATTTTCTTTTCTTCGAACGGAATACCTCGTTGTTTTAACAAGGCCTTGGCCTGGTCACAATAGGGGCAATGGTACTTTGACCATACTGTTGCTTTCATTTTATTTCCTTTGTGTCATATGTCTGTTGGAAGATGTCTTTTTTCACAGCACCATAGTCTCCTTCGCCGTGACGCACAATAACATCATTGCCTGCGGTATATTCCAAGTTGCCCCACGTGGCTTTAATAACGCCATCGTGATCAGCCAACTTAGCTATTTTGATTACACCACCCTTAGGGGTTCCTGTACCGTCATGATTGTCGTCGTATTTGTCATGAAAATTTTCAGGATCCAAAGGCCAAAATTCTTTCTTAGGACCCGGACCCATGATATAATGTCCTGCCTTATGCTCTACTGGACCTTCCAATGTTTGTGTAACTCCATCACTGTCGGCAATGGTATACGGCACTGGAATTGGCTTCTTAAAAGTTTTAAATGCCCCATCTTTAAACCAGCTATCGTCAATTTTACCTTCAATGAGGTTAATGTATTCTCTTAGTGTTTTCATAATTAACTTGAATATATAACTCTGCCTTTTTTATCAAGGACTCTAACCAGTATAGCACCTTTAGCTTTTTTGGCCAGGGCCATAGAAATGGCCTGAGATTCGGTGCCAGCACCGCCTATAGAATTCCAAGATTCAAAAGGACTTTTACTTTTAAATTGTACCTTGTACATATATATTCCTAGATGGCCGGTAGCTCATCGTAATCTAGGCTTTCTCCCATTATGCCAATGACATAATTTGTGCTTTCACTTTCTTGTAGTGCTGTTTGTTTCTTGCTAGTATCAGTGTGCTTGTTAAACCAAGGGATCGGAGTTGACTTAGGCGCTGTCGCCTGGTACTTGATACCAATTTGTTTTAGTGCATCTACTGCTGTGTAGTCCACAAAATCACGTAGGATATTAGCGTTGAGTCCAATAACTGGTCCCATCTTAAACAGGTATGTGGCCCAATCTTTTTCTTCACGTATCACATCCATGTACAGTTGATACACTTCTGCTTCGCATTCTTGTTTGGCTTCAACAAACCGTGTGTCCTCTTTGACCACTTGGTTGATCAAATAGGCAGTCCATCCCTTGTGTAACAACTCGTCTTGTAGAATTAATTGAATAATATTACCATTGCCCATAAAGATTTTATTCTCTACCATTGCTAAACTAGTAGCAAAACTAACCATAAAACGGAATGCCTCAAGAGCATAACTTGCGTGTAAGGCCATCCATATTGCTCGGATGTGTTCTTTCTCTGTAACTGTCTCGCCTAGCTGTTTACGACAATTGATAACGTGAAGTGCTTCATAGTAGTTGCCCACACTTGATGCCATGTCTACAATTTCTTTAGTGTCATGTATGGTGTTAAACACATCTTTGGGTACATTGTAGATGTTGCGAATGATGTGGCTATAACTCTTGCTATGTATGTTGGTTTCAAAAAATGTCCAGTTGTATACTAGTGCTTCTAGTTCTGGCAAAGATATTACAGGCATAAAGATTTGACTTGGGCCACGTCCTTGTAAACTGTCTAAGGCTGTTTGGCGTAACAAGTTGCTGGTAAAGATATGCTTGACAGCATCGCTGGCGTCTTTGAAGTCGTTTGAATCTTTGGTAAGACTGATCTCTTCTGGTTGCCAAAAGAAGCCACGTGCTGTTGCTTCAAAGTCGGCAATTTTTTTGTATTTGACTTCTTCAAATCTCTGTATGGTCACAGGCCCAGCTGGATCCAAAAACATCTTGCGATTAAGGTAGTCTGTCTTTGTGTTTAGGTTGTATTGTTGTTTACTCATTTTAAGTAATCCACGTGTGCTACAGCCCTCCAGAGATCTAGTCTTGGAGGTTCTCCATTATCGGGTTCTTTGTATACGATTCTTATCTCAACATTGTTGGGATGAAGTTCAGCCATTAAAGAATTTATTGTTTCCAACGCTGCTTTAATGTTTTCTATTTGTTGTCCAATATTTTGTGTTGTCATAATTTACAGGCCTCGCAGTCCTCTTCTATTTCATATCCATTTACAGAATTTGTGTGTCCGTTTACTTGCACCACTAATTGTTCTTCTTGCATTTTGCTTCCTGCTTTGTTAATCAAGCTATAGTAGAATGTTTTTAATCCCCACATATGTGCCTGCATCAAATTCTTAGCAATCAGGGTTGTTGGAACTTTGCGTTCTGGAAAATGTGCAGGATTATAGAATGTGTTAGTTGAAATTGATTGATCAACATAAGCAGCAATAACAGCCGCTGTTTTCAAATAACCATCGCAGTCTTTTTGTTCCCACATCAATTGATATTTGTTTTTTAATCTATTATATTCTGGAACAACCTGCGTAAACGATCCTGCCTTTGATTCTTTAGTGCTGATCAAGCTCATTGGCATTTCAATGCCGTTAGTTGAATCAATTACCACTGAGCTTGATTCAACAGGTGCTACCGCCATCAAGGTGGCATTACGAACACCGTGTTCTTTCATATTCGTACGTAGTGCTTCCCAATCAAGTTCAGGCGTAAAGTCTGCTAGTTCGTTGACTCCCTTAGCCCGCAGTTCCCAGGGAAACACACCTTGTCCGTAACGTGTTTTGGCACTCTCTAAACAAGGTCCACGTTCCTTGGCCAGTTCAACTGTGGCTTCTGTTAGATAGTAAGCCTGATGCTCCATCCAGGTTTTGACTTCTGCCAATGCATCCTGTTCCCCGTACTTCAATGAACGCTTGGCGTGCCAATAGGCTAGATTAGTAATGCCAATGCCTAGGGGCTGTATCTCATCATTACTTAATTTACTTTGTATTGATAAGAAGTCTTGATAGTCAAGAATGTTACACAGGCTACGCTGTAGAATCCTGCAGGCTCTACGCATATCCTCCGGGTTCCGGAACGCTCCCCAGTTGATAGATCCCAGTGTACATAACGCTATGCGGCCATCCTCGTCGTCTAATCTCTTAAATGAACGGGTGGGTAATAGGATCTCACAACACAAGTTACTTTGATAAATCGTATGATACTCAGGATCAAATGGTCCTTGATTCATTACATTATCAATGAATACAAGATATATTCGACCTGTGTCTGTGCGTTCTTTCAGTATACCACTCTTGAAAACTTCTTCGGCACTCATGGTCTTGGTACGCAGGTCTTTGCGTTTTTCGTACTTTACGTAGAGCTCTTCGAAGCGTTCTGTGTTTTGATAAAACGCTTCGTATAAGTCTGGTACTTGGTTGGGATCAAAGAACGTTATTTGTTCTTTGTTTTTAAATCGTCTCCAGAAGAAAGCACTAAGCACAACCCCATAATCCATATGACGGACTCGGGTTTCTTCTGTTCCTTGGTTGTTTTTAAGCACAATAAGATCATCAAACTGATGATGCCAAATAGGATAAAAAACAGTAGCACTTGCATTACGAATACCTCCTTGACTGCAACTTCTTAGGTCGCCGAACCATTTTTTCAGGAAAGGTATCATACCTGTGTGCATAATCTCACCACCACGGATGGGACTGCCTAGTGGACGCAATCGTCCTATCTCCAAACCAATGCCTGCTCGCTTGCTGGCATACTTGGCCATCATTTCACCTGAAGCAAATATACTGTCCAGATCATCGTCACTCCTGATAAGTACGCAACTACTAAACTGTTTAGTAGGAGTCCCAAGACCAGCGAGCACAGGAGTAGCAAGAGTAAACAAGCCGTCACTAGCTGCTGTGTAATATTCTTTGATGTAGCGCATTCTCGATGCATTCTGTTCTTCTCGGTGAAATACAGTAGCGGCCGCGACCATGTATCTAATTTGTGGAGTTTCATAAGTTTCCTTTGTGGCACGATTCTTGACCAAATATTTTTCAATCAACTGCTCGATGGCAGCATACCCATATTCTTCATCTTTAGAATGATCCAGCATGTCATTCATCTTGTTCCAATCTTCTTCGTTGTACCAAGTCAATAATTCAGCTGTGTACAAACCAGTGGCCACATTGGTTTTTACAATCTCGTAGAGGTGGGGAGGCTCGTAGGAGCCATAAACATCCTTACGCAACATACTTAAACGTTGCTTGCCTGCTACATATTGATAGTTAACATGTCCAACATCTGGATTTGATTCTACATCAATCAAATCCACAATAGCTCTCAGCGTGATGCCATCTATTTCTTGTGTGGTGATTCCATCGTAAAAATGTGGCTGGGCTTTGATTTCAATCATGCTCTGACTGACATCGGCTATTCCTCTACATACTTTTGCAATCTGTGTCTGCCATTTTTCCAGTGTCAACTGTTCTCTTTGCCCATTGCGTTTAATCACCGTTATTGTCATTGTTTTCTCTACGTTATTCTTTGCGATCTGATATTTATTTGTTACTGTTATTTGTCCAGATGATGCTGGTTTCAACTCCGCTTAATTCAACAGTTGACAAAACACACCCATATTCCAGGTTTAAAACGTGATTGTCTACTACCAAAAAATATTTACTGTACCTACTGGCTTCCATTGTAGACATATGTATCTCAAATCGACTTGCTATAAACCGCTGTGTTAACTTTAAAGTATACAGCATTCCAAGAACAATAGCAAGCTCATCTAGTTTAGAATTTAAAACTAGATGCCAAGGATCCGGCCACTTGTCCGGAGTAAGGGGGTTGAGATAATGACTAACAAATGGTGCTCGACTCCAAAGATGTGCAACATCCTCTAGTGGAGTTTGGCTAGTTTCTATGCTATCACGAAATTGTTTCCATTTTATTAATCTATCATTGTTGTATAGATCAAACACCGTAGGTAATATTATATTCGATTGAACCAATAGCACCAGAAATTAATGGGTTTTGATATTTAAGAAGTAGGGTGTCATTATTTGGTCCAGCTGAATCATCATAGTTGCTGTTGTTTTTTAGTTCTGCAAAAAATTCGAATCCTGTCATAACAATTCCTCCTCCCGAATAGGTATATGTATCTGAAATTTCTATGTCAGTGTTAAATGTGTTAATCACTATGACAACTTGTCCGGTCCTTACGTGCTGACCTAATCTCAAAGTGTAATCAACATAAATGTAGTTGTTGTATGCACTGAACACAGCCAATGGTCTTGGTGCATCACTGAGATATAGTTCGCTGTAGTTTCTATCCACTAGGCTGGCTGAGCTAGCATTTTCAAATTCCACTCTAGTATCTGCAGTAGTCACACTGACAATTCCAGATTCTTGATGTCGATTGCTGGAACAGTTTACCAATGTGTTGCCGAAGGATTCACCAAATGACACTATACTAGTATATGGTGAAGACGCACTGTTGGTGTTGTTGCCACAGTTGGTGAATCTAGATCTTTGAAACTGTGTTCCTCTTCCTTGAGTACTAATGAATGCTTGATTGGCCACTTCTTCAAAGTGACAGTCGTCAATGTGCCAAAGATTTCCCTGACCAACAACACCGCCAATATATATTCCTGTATCACAGACAAAAAATTCACAGTGTTCAAAATCCACTACTGAATCAAATGACACAGTCTGTTGGCATTCCACTGCCAATGGTGTTGAATGCCATTTGCAATCTTCAAACACCAGTTTGTTGACTCTGGTGCCAAACAAGTTATTTTCCCAAAATACTGATGCAGTTACATTGGCAGACCCATCTGTGAATTCTGCCAGCACTGGAGTAATAGTGCTGGTACTGCCGCTGCCCGAAGACAAGCTGGTCACTGTGAAATTAGATTGCACTGTTGCGGCCAATGTTGCATCTGACTTGGAACTAATTTTAATACTACCGCCTACCACAACAGCTTCAAAGTTTGCACTAAATGTGGCATCAGCATTTAATGTTCCTACTGCTATGCCTAGGGTGTTGGCAAAAGTACTGGTAAAGGCAGTGTTGATAGTTGAACTCACTCCGCTGCCCGATACTATGACGTTACCACCTATACTCATTGTGGGTATGTTGTACAAACAACTGGCATTTTCCGGCACAAACACAGCATCACCTAACACATATCCAGATTGCCATTTAACACTTTTGAATTTACATTCCTGTGAACCGGTTATGACTGTTTGACCATCGTTATGATTAATGGTTAAATTTTCTATCACAATGCCTTGCGGTCTACCGGAGATGTCTTGGAAGATAATATTGTTATCTCCTATTTCTAGAACTGTTTCTTGTGAATTTTCTCCCTTGATCAACACATTGCTAGGTATAATTAGATCATCAAGAAAAAGATACACACCATTTGGCACAGCCAATATTTTTTTAAATTTATCGTTGGAATTTTTAAACAGTTCATCAATGGCCGTGGTAAATGCTAGAGTGCTGTCAGTTGATCCGTCTGGTATTGCACCAAAATCTACCACACTGACCTGTATCTCATCTATTTTAGACTGCAATCCACGAGCAATACTGAGAGTAATTGAATTATCATCGGCAGCAAATCTATAGCTGGCGGCCAATTCTAAAATATTATCGTGTTCAGTAAGGACTTTGGTGTTGCCCACTGCCGGGGCACCTTCAGCAACACTGCCGTTGCCTATGAATAGTTCTTGACTGTCAACAGCCCAGGCAAATTCTGCTGAACTCAGTTGTGGAACACCTATGCCTGAATTTTTTTGGCCTCTTCTGACCTGGATTTTCGAGATTTGAATTACAGCCACTTTGATATCCTCTATGCGTTATAGAGTATTTATCTACCTAGCTTGTAGTATTCCTCTACCTTTGTGAGCCAGGCATCCTGCCACTTGTTGAAGTCTGTAGGTTCTAGTGTGAACTGCTGATATTGAAAGTCTCGTGAACACATAAAGATAACACCTTTCTTGATGTCTGTGCCATAGACTTCATTATGTGCTAATATATAGGCCATCAGCTGTAGGTAGTAATCTTCTACCCATTCCGCTTTCTTGGGCTTGTTGGTCTGTTTGTAATCGCATACTGCGGGCTCTCCATCGTGTACTGCAACTAGATCAGTTGTACCTGAAAACAATCCCGGATAGTATAGACTCTGTTCCATAGCCCATACTTCGGATACTTTTGATAATCCATTTTCAATAATAACATCAGCCATTTTGTTAGCCTGTACGTGAACAGGATTGTTACCAGGCTGTCGTTGTATACCAGCAATGAATCTTTCTAGATTGCTGTGCATGGCTGTGCCTACGCCTGCAGCTTCAGTGGTAATCTGTTGTGCTTTTTCAACTCCTACTCGTTTCTTCCATTCGTTCAAATGAGTCATGTCTTTGGTGGCACTCAATATAGTAGTCACTGAGGGTAGACTTTCGCCGTCGGGAGTTTGGTAAACACGTTTACGTGTTACGGGGTCGTTGATTTGAACACAATTTTTATATTGGAAACGTTCAACAAAGGGTGGTGGGTTGATAATCATATACTGTATATATTACAGTAAAGATATTATGTTGTCAAGCCTGGGTGGCTAATTGTTGTGGGGCAGCACTGGCTGCAATTTTATCTACTTCCGCTTGACTGTCTTTGGTGCCGTCTGGTTTTTGTTTTTCGCTGCCGGCGCCTGGCACTTTGAGCTCAATGCCGTCATCATTGAAATTTGAAATCATTGCCTGTACTGCCGGACTTGAATCGTACATGGCTTTGAAAGTTTCATAATCAGCGGTAAGCTCAAATCCGTTGATTGCTAAAACTTTGTTGAGTCCGTTCCAATTTAATTTCGAAGGGGCTTTTTGACTGGCAGCACGACCTATATAGTTTCTAAGAACCATTATGAATCGATCAATTTCTATTCCGGAGTTTCCGCCAAATTCAAAAAATCTCATTTTAGTGTGCTCAATTCTTTAGTAAGTTCTTGAATCTGCTTTTGCATTTCTTTAATCTGCTCTTGAATGGCTTTCTTTCGTTCGGCCATCTGTTTGACCTGAGCTGCCTGCTGTTTGGCCATTGCTTGAGGATCCATTGCTGGGGCCGGTGGCTGACCGGCAGCTGGAGGTTTTGATCCTGCAGCACCAGCTGCAAATGTTCCCAACGGAGACGGTTTAGCACCCGGAGCCGCTGCACCAGGCATAGGAGGTGTTAACTCTCTTAGTCGTAACCCACTGGTGAATTCTTCGAGTTTCATCCTGCTAATGCTCTCATCAAACGATTCTGATGGTTGATACTTTCGCGCATCTCACGACCTGCTTCTTCTGCACCACCTGCAGCTGGCTCAGCAGCGGCAAATTCGTCTCCACCTAATTCAGCATCTGCGTTCATGGCATCGGGTTCAGCAGCCATGTCAGCTGCCGGCTCGCCGCCTAACATATTGACAGGCTGTTCTTCACCTGTTAGTGTACGTACTCCAGTGGCCAATGCTTCACGTGTGGTCTTGAGATTTTCCAAGGCTGATTGAATTGCCGGAGCCACTGCTTCAATAAATCCCTTTGCCTGTTCTTGTCCCATTTCGTCACGGATGCTATCACCTAACTGCAATAGAGTATCATTCTCCATACCGCTTAGTTCTTCAATCCAACGGCCCACTCTGTCAACCATGGTCTTTGCTGTGACGATCGCACTTGCTTGCTGGATCTCACCTTCTCTTAAATTACTCATATTGTCTCCTGTTTGTTCTATGCTTTCATTCTCTTTTTTGTAAATCTTATTGTCAGCTCTTTCGCTGCCTTTCATACGATTCATAACTTTCTTTGCACTCTTGTCTGTGGTCATATAGTCGCCGGAAGTCATTGTGTTTACAATATCTTTGCCAGCTTTGTCTTGATAAGACTTCAAAGTGTTCTTACTTAATTCTGTCTGAATGCTTTCAGTTGGGTTCTCACCAGTGATGGAAACTGTCCAATTCTTGCCAGTAGATTCTGATTTTTTACGAGCCCAATCTTTTAGTTGTTCGTAGTGAGCCTGTTCACGCTGATCTTCAGCATACCGACCACGGCCCTTGAATACTTTCCACTTCTTGCCGTTGATACTAACAGCAAAGTTGTTTGGTGGTTCTGTGTTCCCCTCGTCCCAATCTTCTGGGTCACGGCCGCCTTCGTTGTTAACGCTTTCGTAGTCTTCATCACTGCCAAAGCCTGCCGAAGCCAGGGCATACCCATCATCAGTTTCTCCGCCTTCGTCATCATCTGATCCGCCGACCATGTCTTTGAATTGATCTTCTAGATCTTCTATGTAGTTGTCAAAGTCGTAACTATTAATCTCGCCACCGTCTTGATCACTATAGTTTCCATACACTTCTTCCACAGCTGATTCAACATCACCTTGGTTTAGAGCAGCTAGAATTTTATCGAAATCTGGATCTCCGTAGCCGCCGATTTCATTCATGTTTTCGTCGAATCGTTTAAGGATATCCATAAGTTCTTGTTTATCGATATCTGC